GAACTTGTGTCTGGTTGCGTCGGTGCTGCCTGGGTAGTAGGCCTGACCTGCGAATTTGATTTGTCTTGAGCTCGAAGTTTAGCTGTATCAGCTGGGGTCAGCCCCACTGGTTTGGCAGCAGTTGCTGGTTGAGGTACTGGCGCAGTCACGGTTGGTTGTGTTGTTGGTGAGGCAAGTGCTTGTCTGTTGGTAATATCTTTGGCATCAACGTCGATCACATTAGGGTCTGATTGACTTGGTCGAACTCTGTTGGCAGCAGGCGCCACTTGTCCTGTTCTAGGTGTTGCGGCTACTGCACCACCAGTTGGCACAGTTGCAACACCAGTGCCCGGTGTGTTAGCCACAGCAGTTGTTTGCGGTACTACAGCAAGATTTGTGCCTGGCGCCGATGCTGCCGCTGGTGCAGCCTTGGGCATCATGTTTGGTGCAAAAGACACCTTGCTTGGGGCCACAGACTGTTGTGGCATGGCCACAGTGGTTTGACCAAAATTTACAGGAGTAGTGGCAACATTCTTGAGTGGACCTTCGTTTATGTTACGGCGTGTGATTTCATGTATCTGCATTTGTTCTTCTCACTGATCTAGCAAATTTGCCCGAGTCTCTGGTACGGATGGCATTCAACAATTTACGTTGAAGATTTTCAGCTTGGTCAGCTGGAAATTCTGTGTCAATTTGTTCTAGCAGTCTGATAGCATTTGCAATTAGTGTGGCTGCGCGGTTTTCAATCAACAGGTGGCGATCACGTTCGATGTACAAATCGTCTAATTCATCTAATAAACTGCGGGTGCGTTTTTGCATCTGCTCATGGGCCTTTGGATTATTTATCGGGTTTTGAGCATTAGTTTGTTTTGATCTTGCCCAACAATTGCTTGAGTTTAGCACTTTGTACATCAGCTGTGACCTTGGGTGCTTCTAGCTCAAACCCTTCTCGAGCTTGTGGTCGTTCCCAAGGTACAGACTTGGCGTCTTCTGCGGCAGCACTAACCTGGCTTTTTGCTTTGATCGAGTCCATGATACTTGTACTGGGCTTTTTGCTGAACCCGTTTTCGTTATCATCCCCGCCTTCATCAGTAATGCGCATGGTTTCAATGTTGTACTCCAAATCAATCTTTTGACCAACGCCGGTCGAGCTTCGAGACTTCATACACTGGATCTGATACTTGCCGCGCTCTTTCATTGCACGACTTGTAAAGATACCAAACACATTATCTGCTGTGTTAATTTTAGAGATACCACCCGATATGTGTGAGTGGTCAAATTCAATTTCTTCCACAGCTGATCGATTCAACTGACTCGCAGTTACCATCAAGATGCCTAGCTCTTTGGCTAAGTTGCGCAGTTCTTCTGACACATACTTGTCCTTCACAAACAAGTCATTGGGCGAAACTTTGGCGCTAACAGGCATCAGCAAGTCCAAGTAGTCAATCATCACAAAGTCCACTTTCTTACCAGTTTGAATTTGATACTCTTTCAAATACGCACGAATGTCATTGATGTTTGATTGTGCTGGTAAGCCTTTGACCTGATAGTTGCCGGACTTCCTGGCCACGAGTTTGACCTTGAGCTCTGTGGTGTCTATGTCTTTGCGAATGTCTTTGGTGCTCATGTTTGTTAGCATGGCGTCGGTTCGCAAACTTGTTAGTTCTTCTGAAAGTTCTAGTGTGATGTACACTCCACTGAGTCCTTGTTGTATCCAATTTAATGCAATGTTCATCATGACCAAGCTCTTGCCTGATCCTGATCCGCCTGCAAAGATGTTTAGTTCGCCTCTGCTGAATCCGCCATACAACAATCTGTCCAATTGTGACCAACCTGTGCTTACTTGTCCACCCGAGTTGAAGTATTTCTCAATGCGACCTTTAGGATCAGCAAAGTAGTCTGTGCCCATGTCCTTGGTAAGTGATATTTGTACTGCATCCTTGATTAGTTTTTCAACTGGATCATAATCGCCTTTTTCCAACAAGTCTGCGGCTTTTAAAATAGCACGTTCTAGTTCCTGGCGTCGAGTAAATGCTTCAAACTCGCCCATGAACCAGTCAAAGTGTCCTTCGTTCAAGTCAGGAACTGCTTGTAACTTAACGCCAGTTGTGGCCGAAATCTGCATACGGTCCGGCAGGGTCTTGTGTTTGTCTGAGTGTTCTTTTATGAACTCAGCCGCTGGCCTCAAACTCTTGTCAAAGTTCTGCGGGTTGTAGATGTTTTGAACACGCACATAGCTCTGTGCATCCTCCAACATCATTTCTAGAAATAGTCGCTGAACGTCAAGTCCGTATTCTTTTAACATAAATTACACTCTTTTAATTTTGGCAACAACGACTGTTCAAAGAAATACTTATTCCCTGCAGGACCATGATGTCCTTCTGGCGTATCCGAATCTGCTGGTTTATTAATTCCAATGTTTATACCATGATATGTATTTTTAAATAATACACAATTTTTATGTTCTTTGCAATAGGGTAAGACAAATCTGCTCGGCCCCCAGATATTGTCTTTATCTAAATCTTTGCTTAGATTTAAAATCAAATAATTGGCATTGAGTTTGTCTAACCATTGCGTTAATAAAAATATTTGCCTCAACACATCAGTCTCGAGCCAACTACGATCGCTGTGCAACACTAATTGTCTGTCAGATCCATAGTTTTGTAATGCAATAAGTCCTCGGTGTTCTGGTATATCAAATTTATCAACTTCCCAGGTTAGAGCATTGATGCTATGCCCAAGATATTCTGTGTCACAATGATTATCAAATACTGTAATACGTTCCAATGGTGGAACACCCACAAACACAAGATCGTCTCTCCAATTAATTTGTTCACTAATGCCCACCAACAGTTGTTGAACACTAATGAAACTATTAACTGGTCGCGAACAATTAATAATTGTATCTATATACAGTTCAGTTGCGGTTAATCCCCAGAAACTATCAGCGGGTTCTACACAAACACCAGGTGTAGTATAACTGTCACCAAACACCCAAAGTTTATTGTAACTTTTTAACAAGTTGTTTCTTCCTTAGTTCTATTTTGATCTTACTGGTTTCTCTGGCTGCCATTATGGTTAGCAGGGTACCAACACGCCCTAGCACAATCACAGCATCGTTCACATCTTTACATTTTTCTGGCCACTCGGGTATACTTACCGCCCATCCAAGTTCTACAGCACGATCAATCAGTTCCATGCCAGCTAGGTCTTGGTCGGGCACCACAGTTATTTCTCGTCCCAAGTTGCGTATCAATCGAGCCTGTGCGTCACTTATGGTATTGTGCATCACAGCCACACCACCAATACTCAAGGCATCAAAGATGCCTTCTGTCACTATCACATTGGTCCAGTTGTTGTGCTGTAAGTCTGTTCCAAACACATAACCTGGCTGGCTGTCTGAAATAAACTTGGGTTGACGGTTGTCTAAAAATCTGCAGGTGAATCCTACAATTTTGTTTTCGTATGTAAACGGAATCACCACATGCGGGCGTGTCCAATGAACACCATCATTCTCTATCTGTACCATAGCAGGAAAGTCTTCGGGCACATGTCTACTACGCACATAGTCCCAATATAGTCCATGCTCGGGCATCAACAACTCAGCATGTGGTGGCAAATCGCGTTCTTCAAATGCAATGCCGGCTAAATGATTCCAGGCCTGTTGTCTATCTTCTAGGATGCCATGTATGCTACGATGCCGCAGGCTTTCTAAATTGAGCATTTCAATTTCGTTGTCTGGCACACCCATCCATGTCAGCAGTCTACGAGCTTTGACGCTTAGGGTACGACCCATGATAAAACTGGCTGTGTAGGTACAATTGAAACAGTGATAACTCCACCCTGCTTCGGTGGCTTTGAGTCCGCCACGACCTCGTGTGTCTCTAGTGCTGCCATTGTGTTGGCAACAAACCGCAGTGAAACTCAACCAACCTGATGGTGTGGGTTTTCTTTTTGCAGGTAGGTAAGCTAGGATGTCAAGCATCTATACAGTATAGCAGATCAGCTGTGCTAAATCAACGATATTGGAGGTTAGTAATGTAACCAGTTGTGATCAACACTGTGGCTGCTATGGTGCCTTGATACTGCAATGGCAGGTATCCAGATCCGCCATTTGTCACAGTGATTGCGCTTACAACGCCGCCACTCACATTGGCCACAATAGCTTCGGCACCTGCACCGTCACCTAATATTTGCACTTTGGGCGGCGCCACATAACCCTGCCCGCCATTGGTCACATTGATAGCAGTAACTACTCCGTTGGTTACCACTGCTGTGGCCTGAGCTTGTGATCCTTGACTGTTGTTGAAGGCAGCACGAATTAATGGATAGAATCCTATCACATTAAAATACTGAACAGAAGTTTCATTATTAAATTGCTGACTACTGGTAACGTCATAAAATACAGATTCGTATGTATCTGCTGCTTGGAATTTAACTGTGCCAGTAAAGTGATCCAAGTCCATTTTGACTGTGGTTAGACTTTGACCATTTGTGGGAATATGACTTGAAAAGAATTCTGTAAGTTGTGTGGTATTAACTGGCTGTGGATACAATGCCCAGTCTGGCCAGTTTGTGGGACCCGGCACCAACTGCTGTGCTTTGCCGTAGATTGTGGGAATGGTCAACATTTCACTAGGCACAAATGCAGGCAGCACTGAATTCACAATGTTGCAGTCTGCTCTAGCACCCGAATTGGCC